CTATTTATCCTTTATTTTCATGTTGTTGTCGTTGTTTTTGGCGAACCTGTGCGGAAGGTTCACCACGGTCTGTTCACGATTCGGCCGTGAGATCAGCTTTTGCATAGCTGCATCCGCCAGCTCTTCACGCATAGCTGCGGCGGTATATCGCTGCACTTCGGAGAGCGTCTTGTGGCCGGTGACTGACATGATCTCGTTGGCCGTAGCCCCCGCCTCAGCAAGCCGTCGCGCACACGCCTTACGCAGCCCGTGGGAGGAACATTCAGAGAGATTCGCCTCGTCGCACCAGGCGCGCAGCCTCTTGCCCAGCCCGGTCGGCGAGCGGCTTTTGCCGTAGGCAGTGACGAGGAAGGGACGATCCTTGGGCAGGGGCTCTATGACGGCCCAGAGATCGGGATGGATCGGTATATTCACCATCTCACCATTGGTCTTCACGGTCTTCTGGCGGCGGTAGAGAAGTCGGTATCCGTCTTCGGTCGGCTTGATGTTCGCCCATCCAAGCTTCACCGCATCGACCCGCGCCGCGCCCGTATAGAGCATGAGCACCATTGCCCGATGGGCAACCGTGCCGTCCTTGTGGACCTCGTAGAAGCGGGCGATCTCCCCCTCGTCCCAAGTGTGGATACCTTCGCTGGCCACCCGATACGGCTTCACCAGCCGGGCGGGGTTATCCTTCCGCCATTCCAGCGCCACGGCGTGATCGAGAAGCTGAATAAGTCGCTTGCGCAGGTGGTTCGCTGCAACCGGTGTGTCCACTTTCTCCGCGAGGATCTTCATGATGTGCCGCCGCTCCATGAGCGCCGAAGGCTTGTTGCCATGCTTCACGCGCAAGGGTTCCACCTGCCCTCGATAAAGCCTCTTGGTGACGTCGGCCAGATTGCGGAAGTCGGGGGAACGATACCACGAAGCGATGAGGTCATTGAGCGATCCGGGGATCGTGCGATCCGCTGCCACACCCCCTTTCTTACCGGTCTCATGCTCCTTCACCGCCGCCTCGTAACGGCTGATGAAGTCGGGGCAGCCATAGGACGTGCCGAGTTCCCGTTGGAAACCACCCTTCGCGCGAAACCGCCAACGGCGTTTGCCGTGGCGGTCATTGTAGGGTTTCGCTCCGGGAAACTCGGGTTTTTTCTTCATTCGGCGTCCCACGGGTTATCGGGCTGGGCGGGTGCCGCCTCATGCGTCACCACGACGATCTTCCCATCCCGGTCAATCTCAACCCGCCCCACCGACAGTCCCGCCGAGACTACGCCCTTGCAGGCGCGTGTCACATCCAACTGCTTAAAAATGGTCTGGCGGGGGTTCACGATTGCCCCTCCTTCTGCCCGATGCGCTGCATGTTGAGGGGCGAGAGGTATTCGTCGCCGCCGTCGATCTCGGGGAGGTTTTCGAGGCGGCGGATTTCGTTCGGGGAGAGCCAGCCGCCATCCCGGCCGGTGCGGTAGGCCTCATAGCGCGCGCCAAGGTCGCCGCGCAGCAGGCCCGCAAGGTCGTGTTCCACGAAGAAGCTCTTGCGCGTTTCCTCGGACAGCAGCGCCATGTTCATCGCCTGTTCGATCCGCTTCGCCATCGGGGCAAGGCAGCGCTGGACCAGAGCCCGGCTTTCCTCGCCGATGTTCGAATAGGTCGCGTTGTCGGTGATGCCGGCGGCCGAGGGCGGCACACCGAAGATGCGGCAGACGTCGAGGTTGGTGAGCTTCCGGCTCTCAAGGAACTCGGCATCCTTCGAGGAGAAGGCGAAGGGTTTCCAATCGGCCCCGCCATCGAGCACCAGCACGCCCGAGGTGCTGTCGTTCCGTTCGATCTTCTGGCGCAGCTTGTCGAGCACGTCGATCTTCTGCGTCGGATTGATCGACTGGGCGAAGACCACCGCGCCTTCCGGGCGGAAGCCCTTCTGCGCCTGCTTGCCCGCCGTCTCCGCCTGCGTGACGGCAAGGCCGAAGGTCTCGCGAGCCAGATGCACCGGGGAAAGCCCCATGACGCCATCGGAGGCCAGCCGCCAGCGCAGGTGCAACACCTCGTCTTGCAGCATAACCTTGCCCGGTGCGCCGGTCTCCATGTAGCGCAGCCGGCCGCTGCGCAGCTTCTCCACCGAGATGCCGCGCGGGTCGATCATGCGCAGTGTCGTGACCTGGCCCCGCCCGTTGCGCTCGATCTCGGCGTAGGCATTGCCGTGGGTCAGCAGGTTGACGATCAGCGCGTTGCGGAAGTCGAAGGCGGTCTGGAACGTGTTCGGCGCGTCGTGCAGCACGCCATAGAGCGGATGGTCGTTCGCGCGTTCACGGCCGCCCCGGTCAGTCGAGCGGTAGACGAAGAGCGGCACACTTGCCATCAGCTCGGCGATCAGCGTGATGCAACGCAGCGCGACCGGCAGGCCGGACGCGCGGGCGGTATCGACGGCCGCCAGCCCCCCGCCCTGTCCGAAGAATTCGGCGAGGTAGGGATCGGAGGTGGCCACGGTCTCCTGCGCGCGGCGTTCGCGGCCGAGGATGCGGGACATGAGGCTCATTGCAACGCCTCCATGATGCGCACGATCCGCGCGGCATGGGCGAGCTGCGGGCGGCCGGAGAGCGCGGCCCGCGCCTGCACCACGGTGCCGGGATAGGCCGGCCAGGCGGAGACCACGGAGACTTCGATCAGCTCCACGGCGCGCAGTTCGCGGCGGTCGCCCTGACGGTGCTGGTCGCGGACGGTGAAGCCGAAGCTCATGCCCCCAAGGTCGCCCCGTTCGGCAAGCGCCAGCACATCGCGGCCGGCCTGCGTGTCGGGAAGGTCGAGGTCGAAGGCGAGCCCGCGGGTATCTTCGGTCAGGCGGAGCGAGCCGGAACGGGTGCGACCCAGCACCTTACCGGGATCGTGGTCGAGCAGCGCCAGAATGTCGCGGCCGGAGGTGAGCGAGGCGAGGAAGGCACCGGGGGCGATGGTTTCGGTGAAGGCATCGCCGATGCGGGCTTCCGCGCCGAAGGTGGCGGCGTAGCCTTCCAGCCGGCGGCCGGTGGCGCGCAGCTCGGTCGCGATGGCGCGGCGTTCGACGGTCACAGGGCGATCTCCCGATACGGCGCGATCAGGCGGTTGATGACGGGTGGGAACGGCGGTGCGGTGTCGTCACCCATCCGGCCCGACCATTGGAAGAAGTGATCGACAAGCAGGAGAGCCGCCCGCTTCACAGCAGGCGGCACGGGATCGCAGGACGATGTGATCCCGATCGAGGCCAGATGATCCGTCGCGGCGGCAATCATCTGGACGATCTCGGCGTTGAGGTCGTCTTCGGTGATACGCAGGTGAAGCTTGGCCTCGTCGAGGGAGATCATGCGCCGGAGCCTCCGGGTGTTACAATGCGTTTATAGGCGTCAAGCGGAGCGACGTTGAAGCGCATCGGGTCGCGCACCACCACATCGGCATCGAGGAAGGCGTGGATCAGCGCGCCGCCCTTCGAGGCCACATCGGCATGATACGGGTTCACGAGGATATCCACGCCCGACCAGTAGCCGATGTAGAGGCTCGCCCATTCGCCGTAGATCAGCGGGAAGACGTTCCCGGCGCTGCCCTCGGGCACATTGTCGGCTGCGATGTTCGGGACGTTGGTCGAGGTCTCCACCCGCTTGCCGTGGAACATAGACTCGACCGGCGAGCCGGGCGGCACCACCTCGCCCATGCCGGTGAACCAGGTGCGCGCCATGTGCATGATCAGCGGATGGGTCAGGAAGGCCGTGGTGCCGGTCACATCGTCCGTTTCCAGCCGGGCGATCATGTCGGAGGTGATTTCCGGTGTGACGATGCTCGCGCTGGTGTAGATCGGCAGGATGGTGTTGAGGATGCCGCTCGGTTCGTTGACGCCGCCGCCCTTGATCGCCGCCGCATCGACGGCGCGGGCGATGAGAGAGCCGAGGTCGGCCCGCAGGATCGGCTCCAGCGCCGTGTAGCTTTGCAGCAGCATCCGGCGTGACACTTCGTATTCGGCCGCCACGGTCTTCGGCGACATGCTGGCCTTGCCAAAGCGTGCGTCCGACCGGGAGGCGGGCGCGTGCTCCGCCACCCATCCGGCGCTTCCGCTGCCCGCGAGCCGGGGCAGATCGAGATTGCCGGACAGCCCGCGCAGCACGGTCGCGCCCATGTCCTCCACCTTGAGCGCCGAGCGGCGGCGATCCATGAGCGGCCCCATCGTCGTGCCAATAAGGTTGCCCCCCGCCGCTCCGGCCGGGGTCGTGGTGGTGAGCGCGCGGGCTTCCATGAGGATTTCGGTGGGCACCATCACACCGCGCACCTCGCGGCCGCGCGACAGCTCCTGATGCGCCTCGGCCTCAATGCCGGTCAGGCGGCCGCTCATGCCTTCGGACAGTGCTTTCGCCACGCTGTAGCTGCGCAGCTCCCGCGACATATCAGCTCCCGTGACGCGCTCGCCGGAGGCTTCGAAGCGTTCGAACTCCGCGATCTTCTCCGCGTCGGTGATCCGTCCGGCGAGGCCGCGCACTTCGGTCTCTAGCACATCGAACCGCCGGCGCTCGCCTTCGTCCAGATCGCGATTGGCCGCAAGCGCCGCGTCTGAAAGGCCGCGCATCTCCGCGACCTTTGCTGCACGCGTCTCCCGCAGCGTGTTAAGAGTGGGCATCCTGATTCCTTTCCAAGGGTTTGAGGGTAGAAGGCCAGCGGGGGATTGTTTGGCGACAGGCCCCGCTGGCCGGTTGATCAGGTTTGCAGCGCGTCCATCGCAAGTTCCTGAACCACGCCCCCCTGCAACCGGCGTGTATTCCACACTTGGCTGGCTTGACGGACGTAACAGGTGAACTCCGCAGTAAACTGCCACCGCATGATTGTGTCGGGTTTGAATTGTGGAAATCTGAGAACATCCGAGCTGTCCTCCGTTCCGGCAATGAAGGCATCAACGGCAACGCCAAATGGCATTTCTTCCGAATAACTGATGTCGACTCCAACGCCGTCAGGGCCACGGGACACCTTCACATCGTCTATTCTCAAAGTAGGGCGATCAGTGCCCACAAGCGCGAGCACACGAGAGAATGCGTCAAGGGCATTGGGACGTTCGGTCGGGCTTCCCATAAGCGGGGGGCACCGGCCTAGGTAGGTCGCAGCCCCCAACTCTTGTCCTTCATTCACAACCTGTTCAATCTGGCCCCAATTGAACCATTCGCATGTCATGAACCCCGCCCTCTCAATGAATGTGAGGGTCTCAACAACCGCAGTCGTCTCACCGGGAGCGAGGATGCCATAAACCAGCGTGGCAACATCTCGCGGCGTCATCTCGGCCCCCCCTTTTCCCCTTCCCCCGGATGAAAGCATCCCAGCTTCTCGGAGAAGTCGCGCGGTGAGCTTGACCGAACCCAAGGGCTCGCCAGTCAGGAGAGAGGCATAGGAGATGAGCGGGTTGAGCTTCATAAGGCATATGTGCCTTCAACGCATTTATGCGTCAAGAGACGAAATTGCGCTCAAATCAATTTCTCTGGCTGCCGGGCGAACAGACGGTCTTCAAGTTCCGGCAGCACGTCGATCAGCATCTTGATCGCCCGCTCCATGCCCTGAAACGCGAAATGGTTGTCGCCGAAGACCGGATGTTCTGCGGCACTAAGCTGCGCCTGTTCCGCCGCGCGTGCATCGCAGAAGGCTTGCAGAATGCTGATGGCTTCAATGATCTGCGCGTGCGGGTCGATGACCCTCTGCACGCTGCCGGGGAGGTTTCGGTCGTATCTGGTCACGTTCTATGCCCTTGGGAAGCGGAGATAACGCAGGCAAAGCCTGATCACGATTCGCCGTCAAGTAGCCGGCTGATCCGCGCCCGCGCGCGCCGCGTGTAGCTGCGGGTCTCCCGTTCGGTGTCGGAATAACCCTGTTCCTTTTCGCCCGCGTCCAAGGCAAGGGTGAGAAGGTCGTGAATTTCTGCAAGGGTGGCAGAAGGCGAGCCGGGGGCGGCTGCCGAAGTGAGGTTCGGCAGTCTAGGCTCCGTTGCGATAAAATCAGAACATCGTTACGATACGCTAGCGGCAATATGTCGGTCAATCTAAATCATAACGGTGTTACGACTTGAACGGATTGCAGTGTAAGATGGCCCGTGCGGCAACTGGTTTGGGGGTGAGGGAGCTTGCCAAGCTGGCCTCGGTTTCGCCCGATACCATTGCACGCCTGGAGCGCGGCGATGAGCTTCGTGCCAGCACCATTGAAACGATCCAGACGGCCTTAGAAGCCGCTGGCGTCGAGTTTATCCCAGAGAACGGCGGCGGTGCCGGCGTGAGATTGAAGAAGGACTATACCACGTGAGAAAGCCCAACACGCGCGAGCGTGACGTTCTGAACGCGTTCGTCTTCGACATTCCTGAACCTTGGGGCAACTTCCCAGACGCGGGCCCCAAAACCCGCGCATCTATGCTCGAAGAGGGCTGGATTGAACTGAATGAGGATCCGACTTATCCCCATGACTATTATCAAATCACTCCGGCAGGCAAAATCGCGCGCGATAGCTGACCCCTAATGGGCGGTGGAGCTGTTGCTCACTAATCCATCAACTCCGCCAGACATGCCGGCAGTTCTTCCCGTTCCACCCGGCCTGACACCGCAAGCGCCATAGCCAGCGCCACCATCCCGTCGATCCGGCCCGTGCTCTTATGCTTGGCAAGTTTCCTATTGCCCGCCGCATCCCGCTCTATGACGGCATTCGCGGCGCACATGGTCAGGATCGGGTTGGCGGCGTGGCGGAGCCGCCCTTCGGCCACCAGCCGTTCCATGAGGTCGATGGCCGGGGCCATGTCCTTGAAGCCCTGGCCGAACTCGGCCAGCGGCAGCTCCGCGCCCAGGGCGTTCAGCTCGCGTTTCAGATCCTCGATGCGCCAGCGGTCATAGGCGAGGCCTTGCAGGTCGAACTCCGCCGCCGCCTCGGCAATGTCCTGGGCGACGAAGGACGGGTCTACAGTGGCCCCTGGAATGGCTGTGAGGATGCCCTGCCGTGCCCAGACGTCATAGGGCACCCGGTCAGCCTCGGATTTGTCCCGCAGGCCCGCCTCGGGGAGGTAGAAGCGGCAGAGCACGTCGAAGCTGCCTGCTTCATCCGGGAACACCAGCACGAAGGCGGTGAGGTCGCGCGAGGCCGAGAGGTCGAGCCCGCCGTAGCAGGTCCGGCCCGCCAGGTCTGCCCGCAGCGCGCCGCCGTTTGCATCCCATTCCGCCTTGGCTATGAAGCGGACATGCGCGCTCACCCGCTGGTTCAGGATCAGGTTGCGGAAGCTATGCTCGGCCGAAGGCATGCGCTGCGCCTGCGCCGCCTGGCGCTTCACGTCCGACAGGCTGCGGAAGTCGCCAAGGGCGGGGTTGGCCTTCGCCCAGGTGTCGGGGTGCCACGGATCGTCCGCATCGGTCGCGCCGTAGAAGGTCAGGTGGAAGGCAGGGTCGTCCAGTTCGCCCGCGTTCACCTTCAGCCCGTAATCCACCAACTCCGACATGATGGCGTGATCGTCGGCCGCCTGGGTGGAGATGACGCACATCAGCGGATTGTCACGCGCGCCCATGGCGGTGTCGAGGGCCTCGTAGAGGTCGCGCTTCGGGGCCTGGCCGAGTTCGTCATAGACGATGAAGGACGGCGAGAGCCCGTGCTTGCCCGCCACATCGGCGGAGAGCGCGGCGAAGATGGAACCCTTGCCCTGGCCGGTCAGCACCTCGATCTCCTTGCGGAACTTGGTGACGTTCACGCGGGCGTCCAGTTCGGGATGCGCGTCGAGGATGGCGATAATCTCGTTGAACGTCTTGCCCGACTGGAAGCGGTCGTTGGCGGCGGCATAGACCTCGCCCCGGCTCTCCGACTCTGGGCCCAGGAGGTGGCAGAGAGCGAGACCGGCGACCAGCTGCGTCTTGCCGTTCTTCCGGGGCATCGACAGCACGGCGGTGCGCACCGGCCGGGTGCCGTCCTCATCCTCGGCATAGACGGCTTCGAGGAACCGGCGCTGGAAAGGGCGCACCTGGAGCTTGGAACCGGCAAGGGAGCCCTGCGTGATCGGCAGATCCTCCAGAAACGCCACGACGCGCCCGATGCGCGAGAGGCCCGGCACCTCCCACGGCAGTTGCCGCCGCATCGGACGGCCTTCCTCGGAGGTGAAGAGGCTCCCCTGCTTCGTATCAACCAGTTCCAGATGCTTCGGTTTGGCTCCCGGCCCACGCTGCCCCATCTCTCAAGCCTCGGATTTCTTAATTAAATCTGCGCGACAGTTCCCCATCGGTTCGGAGCCGGGGATTTGCCGTCCTTGCACCGCCCCCTCCCCGTGCCACGCATCGAAGGGATCAATTGGATTCCCGTCAGCATCGAAGCCTTTGAAACGGCGACGGAAGGCCGGGCCGTGCTGCCGATCGAAGCTAGCGGTCTTCTCGTTGTGGCAGCGCTCGCAGAGTGAGAGCAGGCCAGACAGCTCGGGGAACGGAGAGCCGCCCTGCCGGATCGGGGTAAAGTGATCGACCACGCTTGCCGGTTCGATCCGGTCGCGGCGGATGCAGATTTCGCAGAGCGGGGCAGCATCGAGCTTGGCAAGCCGGAGCTTCGACCACCGAGAGGTGTTGTAGGGCCAAGACGCCAT